AACACCCCCACCCGGGGGCACCGAAAGCCCGCCCCCAGCCAGACCGCCGGTGAGGTGTCTCGGTAGTTTTCCGGGTTCAAACATTCCGAAGTTGACGTTTCAACCGATCTGAGAGGGGCCGTTGTGACGAGTGGCGGTTCCCGTAATAGGTCTGGTCCGAAGCCGACTGATTCTTCGTTGAATGCTGCGAAGCGTGGCCTAGAGTTCGATACTCTGCCTGCTTCCGGGTTTGACGGTGTGGCTCCTGAGTTCCCGTTTTCGAAGGTGAATGTCTACTACGTCTATAAGGACGATAAGGGCAAGCCTGTTCGGGAGTTTGACGAGGATGCGACGCAGGAGCGGTTCACTCGTGAGCTTGAGTTGTGGGCTTGGGCGTGGACGACTCCCCAGGCTGCGGCGTGGATCAATGAGCCGTGGCGGTGGCATGCGGTGGCGATGTGGGTTCGGACGGCGGTTATCTGTGAATCCGAGGAAGCGCAGGCCGCGGATAAGAATTCCTTGCATCGGTTCTCTGACCAGATCGGCCTTACGCCGGCTGGTTTGAAGGAGAACGGCTGGAAGATCGGCGCGGTTGAGGCTGAGCAGAAAGCTACTGGCACTGCTGGTAGGCGGAAGCCTTCGTCTCGTGCCCGGCTAAAGGTTGTGGGGAATGACGGATGATTTCAGCATCAATTTCCCATCCTCGGAGACTTTGGGGTTTCTTGGGGCTGATTGGATTGAGTCGCATTGTTCGGTGCCTGATGGTTTCGACAAGGGCCGGCCGTTCATTCCGAGCGACTGGCAGTTGCAGATCATTGCGAACCATTATCGGGTGAAGCGCACGTCTAAGTGGGTTCCTGAGCGTCCTGTTCTGGCGCCGGCGTTCACTTATCGGCGTTCTCAGGTGGTTGCGCCGCAGAAGACTGGTAAGGGTCCTCTTGCGGCGGCTGTGACTTTGCTTGAGGCTGCTGGCCCGGTTGTGTTTGGTGGCTGGGCTGAGGGTGGCGAGGTTTATTCGTGTCACGCGAACGGCTGCGATTGTGATTTCTTCTATGAGTATGAGCCTGGCGATGCGATGGGGATTCCGCGGAACACGTCGCTGATTCAGCTTGTGGCTACGTCTGAGGAGCAGGTCGATAACGTTTATCGGCCTTTGCAGGCGATGGTCCGTGGCGGCGCCCTGGATTCGATCATGAAGACGGGCGAGCAGTTCGTGCGCCTGCCGAATAACGGCAAGATTGAGGCTGTTACGTCTTCGGCGATGTCGCGGCTTGGTAACCCGATTAACTTTGCGAACTTTGACGAGTCGGGCATTTACACGGTGCAGAACAAGATGGTTCGTGTTGCTCAGACTATGCGTCGTGGTCTGGCTGGTATGGGTGGGCGTTCGATTGAGTGGACGAACCCCTGGGACCCGGCCGAGAACAGTACGGCTCAGCAGACTTTCGAGTCTAAGAGCACGGATATTTACCGCTTCTACCGTAAGCCGCCGGCTGACTTGTCCTATAAGAACAAGGCTGAGCGGCGTCGGATCCATAAGTACGTGTATGAGGGTTCGCCGTGGGTTGATCTTGATGCTATCGAGGCTGAGGCTGCGGAGCTGATGGAAACTGATCCGTCGCAGGCGGAACGCTTTTACGGCAACCGGATTGTGCATGGTCTTGGTTCTTGGTTGCGTGATGGTCTTTGGGATGGTGCGTATGCCGGAAATGTTGTGGCTGCCGAATCCTGAAGCTAAGACCAGGATCTGTGTCGGCATGGACGGCTCGGAAAACAACGACTGGACGGCGTTGCAGGCTGAGACTATCGACGGCTTCTCGTTCACGCCGCGTTATGGGCCGGATCGTCGGCCTACTGTTTGGAATCCTGCGGAGTGGGGCGGCTATATTCCCCGCGGCGAGGTGCACGCAGCCGTTGACGAGCTGTTCGCCACGTATGAGGTCGCCAGGATGTATTGCGACCCGCACGACTGGATGTCTGAGATTGGTGACTGGTCGTTGAAGTACGGCGAGGAGCACGTTTTCGAGTGGCCTACGAACTCGATTAGTCGCATGTATCCGGAGATTCGCCGGTTTGAGATTGACCTCGCGCAGGGACGCATCAAGCATGACGGTTGCCCGATTGCGACGGTTCATGCGGCGAACGCTAAGAAGATCGCTAAGCCTGGTCAGAAGTACGTCCTTGGTAAGCCTACCGATCACCAGAAGATCGACGCTGTTATGGCGAAGATCCTTTCTCACACTGCCGCGTCTGACGCCCATGAGGCCGGATGGGGCGAAGTTGTTGACAACCGCATGTTTACGTTTTAGGAAGTGGGTTCCGGCATGGCGTTGAGCCTTGAGGAGACTAATCTTGTCTCGGCGCTGGCGACTCAGGCGGCGGCGAATCAGCGTGACGATTTGAAGAATGATCGTTATTACGAGGGTTCGCAGCGTTTGGAGCATATCGGGTTGGCTGTTCCGCCTGAGTTGCGCCGGTTTGAGACGGTGGTGAACTGGTCGCGGACGACGGTTGATTCTGTTGGTGATCGGCTGAAGATGCGCCGGTTTTTTCTGCCTGGTGAGGAGAAGGCGTCAGAGGCGTTGCGTGAGGGTTGGGACGCGAACAACCTTGACTCTGAGAGCGTGATTCATCACCAGGAGACGATGATTCTTGGCCGCGGTTTTGTGACCGTTGGCGCGAACGAGGAGGACCCTGAGCATCCGCTGATTACGGTGGAGTCGCCGCGGGAAATCTCGGTGAACATCGACCGCCGGCATCGTCGCATCAACGCGGCCCTGCGCTTGTATGGGCAGGATCCTAGCGACTTGCAGCCGAACTCAGCGACGCTCTACCTGCCGGATTCTACGCAGTGGTTGGAGCGGCAGTCTAACGGTAAGTGGGTTGTACAGGACCGTGATGATCACCGGCTGGGCCGTGTGCCGATTGTGATGTTCTTGAATCGTCGGCGTGTTGGTCAATGGACTGGCGTGTCTGAGATGAAGGACATTATCCCGCTGGTGGATGCTGCGGCGCGGTCGTTGACTAACTTGCAGATCGCGGCTGAAACCCATTCTGTGCCGCAGAAGTATGTCCTTGGCATGTCCAAGGGCGATTTTGTGGACAAGGACGGCAACCCGATCCCGGCGTGGCAGGCGTATTTCTCCGCTATTTGGGCGAATGCGAACAAGGACGCGAAGGTAGGGCAGTTCGCGGCGTCGGATCTGAAGAACTTCCACGACACGGTCAACCATTACGGGCAGCTCGCGTCGTCTATCACCGGCCTTCCTACCCGATATTTCGGGCAGACGTCGGTGAACCCGGCGGCTGAGGGCGCGATCCGGGCGGATGAGTCCCGCCTGATCCTGAACGCTGAGCGTAAGCAGGCGAACTTTGGTGATGGCTGGGGCTGGGTGATGGCGCTTTATGAGCGGTTCCGCACGAACGAGTGGCCCGATGGCAACCGGATCAATACCGAATGGTATGACGCCGGCACCCCGACGCGGGCGCAGACGGCTGACGCGATGACGAAGCTGTACGCCAACGGTCAAGGCGTGCTTTCCCGCGAGGGTGTTTGGGACGAACTTGATTGGTCCGAGGCCCGTAAGGACAGGGAGCGGCAGTATTTCGCTAAGGAATCCCAGGACCCGTACCTTGCCCGGCTAGACGCTAAGGATGCTGCTAATGGCGTTACAGACGGTTCCGCGGGAGGCGCTGGCTTACTCGTCTGAGCAGCGTTCTGAGATTGGTGCGGCTCTTGCTTCGGTGTCGCGGTTGTGGCGTCGGATGGGCCCGGATTTTGACCGGTCTTATGCGCGTGTTGAGCCGGCTTTGTTGCGTGTTTTGTTCACTGCTCAGGAGCGTGTTGCTGATGGTGCGTTGGCGTATGTGCCGGCGGTCCTTGGTGACGCTGCTCCTGAGCCTGTGTATGCCTCTGATGGCGCCCGGTTTGTTGGTGTGGCTGGCGATGGGTTGCCGGTCGCGTCGATGGCTTACGGGGCTGTTATTCAGGCTAAGCAGGCCGTTGCGACTGGGGCGAGTGTCGCTGAGGCGTTGGCTCAGGGCGGGCGTCATCTGACATTGGCCTCGGGAACGATGCTTTCGGACACGGGCCGTGCTGCGGAGAAGGTTTCCGGCGGCGCTCACAAGGTGAAGCTCTGGACTCGCATGCTGAACCCGCCGTCGTGCGGGCGGTGTGTGATCCTCGCTGGCAAAACAACGTCTCACCGCGAACCGTTCCTGCGTCATCCAGGGTGCGACTGCCGCAACGTGCCATCGACGGAGAACAGCCCGGACGATTCGCGCACGGATCCGCACGCTTACCTTTCGGAGCTCTCGAGTGCCGAGCAGGACAAGGTTCTGGGGTCTAAGGCGAATGGTCAGGCGTTCCGTGATGGTGCGGACATGAACCAGCTCATCAACGCTTACCGCAAGGCTGGCGCTGTGCGTGCCGGGCAGGTCAATGGGCAGTTGGTGAAGTACACCCGCGAGGGCACTACTCGCCGAGGCCGCGCCTACTGGGAGATGTCGCAGGCGGGCTACATCAAGGACCAAGGCATCTTCCGGGACGGCAGCAAGTACATGCGCCTGAAGTCACCGCGGCTGATGCCAGAAACGATTTACCAGATTGCCAAAGATCAGGCGGACGCTACGCGTCTCCTGAAGCTTTACGGCTGGGTCTTCTAAGGACCCCAACATTCTCCCCCCATGCGCGATGCTCGGGGGTTTTTCTATCCGCGATGGAGGAACCAACATGTCTGACCCAATCGAACCGCAGGAACCGGCAGGCCAGGGCGACCCTGACAAGCTCGGCGACGGTGGCAAGAAAGCACTTGAAACTGAGCGTGCCGCACGTAGGGCTGCGGAAGCCCGCGCCGCTACGGCGGAGTCCCGCGTGACTGAACTGGAAACCCAGATCGGATCGTTGGAGGCCACGCATCAGCAGGCCCTCGAGGCTGCTACCCAGGCGGCGAGTGACGCTGAGTCACGCGCTACGAGCGCGGAGAGCGACACTCTCCGCTACAAGGTGGCACTCGAAACGGGTGTGCCCGCAAGGCACATCGGACGCCTACAGGGCGACACCGAGGAAGCTCTCCGTGAGGACGCTGCTTCTTTCGTTGCCGACATTGTGCCGGGAAAGACAACCCCGAAGCCTGACCTTTCGCAGGGTCCGCAGGGCGATGCACCAAAGCAGTCAACGGCGGATCAGTTCGCCTCTCAGTTGGCTGACTTCTAACCTACTTCTTCCCTTGAAAGGGGATCACTATGGCTGGCGTAGACGTCAACCGCACTACCTCCGGGATCGTTCTGACTCCCGAGCAGTCCGCTGAGATTTGGTCCGCAGCCGAGTATGCATCCGCCGTGATGCAGCTCGCGCAGAAGGTGGACCTGCCGGGTTCCGGTGTTTCGGTGCCGATCATTACCGGCGAGCCCGAGGCGGACTGGGTCAACGAAACCGACGAGAAGCCGGTTTCCCGCCCGACGTTCGACAACAAGATCATGACGCCGTACACGGCGGCTGTGATTGTTCCGTTCTCGAACCAGTTCAAGCGCGACAAGGCTGCCCTGTACAACGAGGTCGTACGGAAGCTTCCCCAGGCTCTTGCCCGCAAGTTCGACCAGACCGTCTTTGGCCTTGCTTCCGGCGCACCGGGTTCCAACTTTGACACCCTCGGCGGCGCAACTCAGGTCGGCATTTCCGGTGACACCTACGCGGGCCTCGTGGCCGCTGATCAGGCTGTCGCTACCGGCGGCGGGATGCTGAACGGCTGGGCCCTTTCCCCGCAGGCTCGCGGCCTTCTGCTGGGCGCCACGGATTCGACCGGGCGCCCGCTGTTCACCTCCGGCGTCGGCTCTGACGCTGTCCCGTCTCTGCTGGGCGCACCGACCGCACTGACCAAGGGCGTCTACTCCGCCGACCTTGACGGTGCGGGCGCTGGCACCGCGGCCCGTCTTGGCTTCGCCGGCGACTGGTCTTCGGCTCACTACGGCATTGTCGAGAACATCCAGCTCGACATCTCCGACCAGGCCACGATCAACGATGGCGGCACTCAGCTGAACCTGTGGCAGCGGAACATGTTCGCTGTGCGTGTGGAGTTTGAGATTGGCTTCCGCGTCCGCGACATCGCGCACTTCGCTCAGCTGACCAACGCTACCCAGGCGTAGCCGGTGGCGAAGCTGACGTCTCCGAGTTCTACCGCCGTCATTGACGTGCCGGATGAGCTTGTGGAGCGTTACACGGTTGCGGGTTGGGCGGTTGAGAAGCCGAAGCCTGCGCCGAAAGCTGCCGCGAAGGTTGCTCCGAAGCGCGACGAGAAGTAAGGAAGGTGTGCGGTCATGGCATACGCAACTGTTTCAGACGTTGAGGTCCGTTATGGCCGCACACTAACCACTGCCGAGTCGGCGCAGGTCACTGCGTGGATTGATGATCTTGAGGCGGAGATCCTTGAGCGGATCCCAACGCTTGCTGATCTGGTTGTTGCCGGGCGGCCCACTGCGGCAACCTTGAAGCGGGTTATCTCTGCGGCGATCATCCGTAAGTTGCAGAACCCGCAGGGGCTGCGGACGCGGACTGTCGCTATTGACGACTATTCCACGACTGAGACTGTGGATTCGGCGAACTCTGCTGGCTACCTCGGGCTAACGGATGAGGAGTGGAACCTGTTGCTTCCTGGCAGCACGGGGGATGCGTTCACGATCAATCCTTTTGGGGCGGCTGACCGTTACGCGGATTGGTACACGACGGATGGTTGGGTGCCGCTGTGAGCGCCGCTGATGCGCTGCTGGCTGGTCGGCGTGAGGCTGAGGCCTTGATGATCGACGCGTGCACTGTGACGCGCCCTGGTGAGTCAATTACGGATCCGGAGACGGGCGAGGTGACCCCTAGCTCAACTCCGGTTTATAGCGGCCCGTGTAAGGTGCAGCAGACCATTTCCCAGGCGAGTAACCCGACCGCGGGTAGTCATGCGTTTACGGTGCAGGATTCGCGGGTTGATTTTCCTGTTAGTGCTGGGCCGTTGGCCGTTGATGACGTTGTGACGATTACCTCTAGTGTTCTGGATCCGCAGTTGGTGGGTTCGGTGTTCCGGGTTGTGGAGTTGTTTCATAAGTCGATGGCTACGGCGCAGCGGACCCGTGTTGAGCAGGTGACCGAGTGAGTGACGGGCCCGCTGAACTTCGGCAGTTCGCTACGAACCTCGGGCATGTTGCCGGCTCTGCGTTGAAGGATGTCGATGCGGTCCTGAAGAAGGGCGTGCAGAACATGAAGAACGAGATTCAGGCTGACGCTAGCGCCTCGAAGCACTTCAAGGGCATGGCTGGTTCGATCACGTATGACTCGTACTATCTGCCCGGCCGTGCCCGCTATGTGGTGGGGCCGGATAAGTCCCGTCGTGGTGGCGCGCTGGGCAATATCTACTACTTCGGCACGAGTCGCGGCGGCGGTTCTGGTGACATTGATAAGCCGCTCCGTAATGAGGAGCCGCGGACGATGTCTGCGCTTGATGCTTTGGCGGCTAGATGGGCGGGGCAGTTATGAGCGGTGACGCACTTGCTGCCGGGTTCGAGGCTTTGCTGACTGGTTTCACTGTCTACAAGGATCGTGTGCCGTCTAGCCCGAGTTTCCCTTACGTGTTCGTGGTGACGAATTTCCCGACTGTTGCTGAGCGTTCTTTGGCGCGTTCGGTTTCGGCGCGGGTGTTGCGGTCGCGGACTGTGGTTGTTGGTTTGACTGGCGCGTCTGTGCGGATCATTGCGCAGAAGCTCACGGACCGGATCGAGGGTAAGCGTCCCGCGGTTGCCGGCTGGGTGCTGGGCTCGATTGAGTCTGTCCCGAATGATCAGCCGATTCAGCCTGACCTTGACGTGACTATTCCGGGCACCGCTGAGAACCCAATGTATCAGCCGTTCGACTGGATCCTTACCGGCTCCCCAACTCCATAGGAGGCCACTTGTTCATCAGAATCAAGGACAAAGATTCCGGGCATGAGTTCGATGTTCCGGAGACAGACTGGCGGGTTGCTGAAGGTATCTTCACGCCCGTCAAGAGTGACCGGTTCCCACCCGTGGACCGGCCGCGACTCGCTAAGCACAACATACAGCCCATTCGGGCGCCCAAGAAAGAGGAAAGCTAAATGGCTGTAGATATTCCGAGCACCCCGGCGGACGGCAACGTCCTCGTCAAGCTCGTTCCCGCTATCGCTGACACGTCCGCGCCGAAGCTCACTGAGCTGAACGCGGCGGGAGCGGTGGACATTTCCTGTTACCTGACTGGTGGCGGTTACAAGCCGTCGCTGTCTGAGCAGGTCATCCAGGATGAGCGTCTTTGCACGACTCAGACGTATGAGCAGAAGGGCCGCTCGCAGCGTGGTCTTGAGGTCGAGTACATCGACAACACGAACTCGCCGAACGCTTCGACGTTCAATAAGGCTAAGGACACGCTGGTTCCGGCTTCGTCTCAGTTCCTGGTTGTCCGGACTGGCCTGCCTTACTCTGACGCTCTCGCTGCTGGTCAGAATGTGACGGTTTACCCGATCACTGCTGGCGAGTACAACGATATGCCGCCGGAAGCTAACTCGGTTCTGAAGACCGGGCAGAAGCTGTTCGTGACCGGCAAGGTGCAGATCAGCGTCGCTACTGTCGCTTAGTTCTGCCTGCTTGATGCCCCTGTTCGCCCGTGTGTTGTGGGACCGCGGGCGAACAGGTCAAGTCCCACTTGTCCCGCTAGAAGACTTAGGAGGCCCTTGTGGCTCTTGTTGTGAAGCGTCCTGAGACGCGTGTTCTGTTTTGCCTTGATGGTGATTTGAAGGCTGCGCATGAGGCGGCTGAGGCTGCGTTCAACGCTTCCCGGTCGCAGGCCTTGGCTGATGCCCGCCTGAATGATCCGGTGAAGGTGTTGGCTAAGAAGGTCAATGACCTTGAGGAAGAGATGAAGGCGGCGACGGTTACGTTCCTGGTCCGTGGGATGAAGCGCGGCGACTGGAACGATCTGGTTGCTGAGCATGCCCCGCGTGAGGGTAACGCGTTGGATAAGTCGTATGGCTTCAACGTTGAGGCCCTGATGAAGCAGGCTGTGCCGAAGTCCATTGCGGGGGTTGAGAACCATGCCGGCGAGCCTCTGCCCTTCGTTGTCGCTGACGAGTGGGATGCGCTCGCGGACGACATGACCGATTCCCAGTATGAGGATTTCGTGCTTGCAACTCTGCGTGTGAATAAGGGGCGCAACGAAGTCCCTTTTTCGCTCAGCGCCTTCAGGATGATCCAGGACTCAGATCAGACGTAGAAGCGGCGCACGCTCTCGGTATTTCGTTGAAGCGGTTCCACGGGTGGGAGCCGGTTACGACGTATGAGTATGACGGTTTGGGGCGGTTGGTGTCGTCTCGCCCGGAGATTGAGTGGGATGACGGTGAGCAGACGGTGATGCTTGCGTTGCAGGCGTACCGTTCGGCGTTGTGCCCTAAGTGCGGCAGCCCGCTGTCAGTATGCACCGCGCCCGAAAACGAACTGAAGTTCAGAGGCGGCCTGCCGATCCGCTGCCACCTAACGACGGCTCGGGCTGTTGCGATGGAGCCTTATAAGGACCAGCCGCACAATTCTGCGCTGATGATCGCGCCCGTTTTAGAGCATTCCCCGTAACCACATAACAGGAGGCCCCCTTGGCTGATCGCAGCATATCTATCGCGCTTGAGGCCAAGGTTCAGGGTTTCGTGTCTGGGATGCGCACGGCTCAGAGGGCGACTACGGATTTCGCTGACCGGACGGCGGCGTTTGCTCGTGAGAATGAGCAGCATCTTGACCGGGTCGGCAAGGCTTCCATGGTGATGGGCGGCGCGCTGCTGGCTGGGGTTGCTATCGCGGTGAAGTCGTTCATGGAGTTTGATTCTGCGATGTCCGAGGTTCAGGCATCAACGCATGAGACTGCCGGGAACATGGATCTGTTGCGTGAGGCGGCTATCAATGCCGGCGCCGACACTGCTTTTTCGGCGTCTGAGGCGGCGAACGCGATTGACGAGCTGGCGAAGGCTGGTGTTAGCACGAAGGACGTTTTGAGCGGCGGCTTGTCTGGCGCTCTGAGCCTTGCTGCGGCTGGCGGTTTGGGTGTTGCTAAGGCAGCGGAGATTGCGGCAACTTCCATGACGATCTTCGGCGCGAACATGGAGGACAAGGGGAAGCTCGCGGTTCACGTTGCTGACCTGTTGGCGGCTGGTGCTGGTAAGGCGCAGGGCTCTGTTGAAGATATGGGCATGGCTCTGAATCAGGCGGGGCTTGTTGCCAACCAGACGGGCCTCAGCATTGAGGAAACGACGGGCGGGCTTGCGGCTTTCGCGTCTGCGGGCTTGGTTGGTTCTGACGCTGGTACGTCGTTCAAGTCGATGTTGCAGCGCCTCACTCCGCAGTCGCTTGAGGCTAAGAATGAGATGACAAGGCTGGGCATCTCAGCCTATGACGCTCAGGGTAACTTCATCGGGCTGGCTAAGTTTGCTGAGAACCTGAAGACCTCACTTGCGGGTCAGTCCGTGGAGGCGCGTAACGCGGCTATGGGTGTCATCTTCGGATCCGACGCGGTCCGCGCCGCGAACGTGCTGTATGAGAACGGCGCGCAAGGGATTGCAGATTGGACTGACAAGGTCAACGAGGCCGGCTACGCGGCAGTGACTGCCTCTATCAAACAGGACAACCTTGCGGGCGATCTGGAGAAGCTGGGAGGCTCGTTCGATTCGGTCCTCATCAAGGGCGGCAGCGGTGTTGCTGAGGCGCTGCGCGGCATGGTGCAGGGCGCCGAAGACCTCGTTGACGCTGTTGGGAAGATCCCAACGCCGATCCTGAACGCTGGCGTCGGAATGGCAGGCATGACCGGCGCTGCGCTCCTAGTAGGCGGAGTCGTTATGACTACCGTTCCTAAGTTCCTTGAGTTCAAGGATTCCCTTGACAAGATCGCCCCTGCTGGTTCAAGGGCCGGGGATGGTATCCGCAAGGTTGGCAAGGCTGCCGGCGTGGCGCTCGCCGCCGTGGTTGCGTTGCAGGTTGCCGCCGCCGTGTTCACGGAGAAGCATGTTACTTCCGCTGAGGAGTACGGCCAGGCTCTCCTGAAGGTTGGTAAGTCTGCCAATAGTTTTGACACTAAAGGCTTGGATTCGCTCTTTGGCAAGTTCGACAAGTTCGCCGGCATGCCGGTTAGCAACATCGACAACATGGCTGATGCTGTTGCGCGGCTGACTCACCAGAATTTCGACGACGCGGGCAACAAGTTCTTCGAGGGGTTCACTAGCTTTCTCGGCCTCCCAAAGGGTGAGATTGGGCAGCTCGAGGACCGGCTCAAGGGCCTTGGCGACGAGATGGGAAACCTTGTCAAGAACGGCGCTGGTGACACGGCGGCTAAGACTTTCCAGGCACTCACGTCCGAGTTTGAGAAGAACGGCAAGGGCGCGAAAGAAGCGATGGAGGCCCTGCCGGGCTACCGTGATGCGCTCATGGCTCAAGCTACCGCCGCAGGCGTTGTGCTGAGCGAGCAGGACTTGCTTGACTACGCGATGGGAAAGATTCCAGCGTCAATGCAGGGCGCGGCTACTGCAACTGAGTCGTACACGACGGCCGCAGGGCAGTCGGCCCCGGTCACTGAGGAAATGGCAAAGCAGCTTGAGGAAGTCGGGCTCAGCGCGCAAGGCGCAGTGACGGATATTGATGCGTTCACTAAGTCACTTTTTGCTGCCGGGCTCCTGTCCCTGTCCTCATCTGATGCGGCTATCGCATATCAGGACGCTATCGACAAGATGACCGAGTCTGTCAAGAAGAACGGCACGACACTGGACCTCGACACGGAAAAGGGCCGCGCTAACCAGGAGACATACAACGGCTTGGCTCGCGCTGCGATGGCAAAGGCTGAGGCGACAGCTGCCGAAACTCTTGCGTCTAAGGGATCGGTTGCTGCGCAGTCCGAGTTGCAAGCCTCCCTGAAGACCAGTTATGGCGACCTTGTGGCGGCGGCTGGTCAGCTCGGCATCACTGGTGACGCGGCGGACACGATGGCGCGCAAGGCACTTGGCATTCCGAAGGAAGTGCCGATTGACACTTGGGTCAAGGACAACGCCACGGCAACGCTGGACAGCATAAAGGGCAAGGCTGACGCGCTCAACGGCAAGAATGTCACGGTCAATATCAACACGATTGCTACGACATTTGAGAAGCGTGTAGGCCTGCCAGCTCAGGTTTCTGACGGTTCGGCTGGCCAGGGTGCAGGAGTGTACGCGCCCGGGTTCATCCCGAAGAAGGCGACTGGCGGGCGTGTGTACGGGCCTGGCACGACTACGTCTGATTCGATTCCGCACATGCTTTCCAAGGATGAGTATGTGCTGAAGGCTTCGGCGGCTAAGGCTATCGGCTACGGGACATTGGATCAGATGAACGCGCAGCAGTTCGCGCCGGCGTCGGCTCCTGCGCGTCAGGTCCCAGCGGTTGCGTCTACGGGATCCGCTGGGGTGACGTTTGATTTCAGCGGCGCCCAGTTTACGGCGTTGGATCCGGTGCAGTTGCGGCGGGACATCGTTGACGACGTGACTTTAAAGATCAACTCAAAGAGTGGGGTGCGTGTTGCCTGAGCTAATTACGTGGGCGGGGCGCACCCTCTCAGGGGTTGACAGGTTTGGCGAGTGGGCTGTGACGGGCGATCTTGAAGGCTGGTTTGACTCGCCCGAGGTGAAGGGCGACACGCAGGACAGGCCCTATCAGGATGGCGAGTTTGACTTGCCGATATACAACCAGGCTCGGCTTATCACGGTCAGCGGGAACCTGCGCGCTAAGGGCCACAACCAGTTGCATGAGGCCGGGAATTTCCTCACTGGCGCCATGTCTGGGCGTTTCCAGGTGACGGGCCATGGTTCGACGTTGTGGGCTGATGTGAAGCGTAACAGCGGCATCAAGTTCACGCCGGTCACTGACGTATTTGCGCAGTGGCAGGTGCGGTTGAAGGCTGTTGATCCGCGGAAGTTTGGCCGTGCGGTGACGTATGCGGTTGCGACTGGTTCGCCTGTGAACGTGTCCCATCGCGGGAACTATAACGCGATGCCGTCGTTTGTGATCCGTGGTGATATGCCGGGCGGGTACACGATCACGGTTGACAGCTGGAATTACACCGTGACGCGGGCACTCGTCACGGGCGCACCTCATCGGGTGGATTACAACAATGGCCGTTTGTATGTGAACGGGACACTCACTCAGGGAAACCTCGGCAACACGAACCGTGCCCCGATCCCGCCGGGCCAGTCTGTCGGCGTTGGACTCTACCCGGTCACGACTGGTTCCGGATCCGCTGACATGACGATTGTGGACACTTACATCTGACGGTGCGGGTTTTCGCTCAAGTCAACAGAGCAATTCCCGGTGGACTGGTCCGGGTACTCAGAATTCCAACCCTCGCCGGACTGCTTCCAGCCAGCAGTAGCGCCTTCCGTCCAAGCTTCTTCGCGAGCCTCGCGCAGCGCCTCTTGGAACTCGGCGTCAGTCATCGTCCACACCCCGCCGCCGTCATTGGCAGCTACTGGGGTGGTTGCGATTGGCATGGCTCCGTTGATCTGGAGCGGCACCGTGATCTGGCGCCCGAAGATTTCGTCAGAGTAGCGCAGGACCTGTTCGCAGTTGGCCCTGACGGCGGGATGCAGATACTCGCCAGTGACTGTCTCGCGGCGGAGGAGGTTAGTGGCTTCTGCCACTCGCTCCGGCGTCGGATAAAGCAGGTGGTCGCTCGGGATCACGTTCTCATGTTCACTCATGTACTCAACTCTACCCTGATTCCGCACCGTTTCGCAGTGTTTTTAGGTATCTCATTAGGAGCATTATGGCTTGGCGTGTGTTCTCTGTGAGTACGGCTGATTGGACTAGCAAGATCGAGTTGACCCCGTCTGCGTGTACGTGGGCGCGGGCGTTGGGTTCGGGCAAGGGCGGCACGTCTGAGTTCAAGGTCCGTGACCGTGAGGTTGCTGAGACGGCGACTGAGACGACCCTTGCCCCGTGGAAACGCATGATCGTGATGGACTTCTACGGGGTCATCATCTACGCCGGGTTCATCACGGGCTACAGCGTGGACCGTGACGCTGGGACTGTTTCGGTAACGCACGAGGACATCTATAGCCTGTTCACCCGGCGCGTCATGGCTGACATCCTGAGCGATGGGGTACAGGCGCGACCTGGCCTCACCTATTCGAGCGTGTCGCTGTCCATGCTCATCAAGCAGGCCATCTACCAGGGCCAGAACGACGCTTCGAGGTTCAACCTGCCGATCGTGTTGCCGGCGGACGCTGTTGGCTCGTATTCGCGTTCGTATGATCCGTGGAACCTGCCGACCGTGGCAAGTGTGCTGGATGACATCACGTCGACGGAGAACGCCCCGGACATGGACCTGAACCCGCGGTGGACTGATGCGGGGCAGATTGAATGGGTGTTGCTGTCTGGGAACCTGACGTCGGGCACATGGGATTGGGAACTCGACACGCCACTGTCGACGGCATCGAATCTGAAGATCCGGCGCGACGGTACGGGCATGGCTAACCGGATCGCTGCTGTTGGTGAGGGTTCTGAGAAGAAGATGCTGCTGAGTGTCGCTGACGGATCCGCGTCGTCCACTTTCCTGCCACTCGACAAGGTTGTCAGCTACAAGGATGAGAAGGTGCAGGCGAACCTTGCCGCACGTGCCCGCGCCGATTTGGCGAAGTTCTCCAAGGCGACGGAGCAGGTGTCGATGGATGTCCAGATGAACGAGGACTTCAGCGTCAACCAACTGTCGCTCGGCGGGACCGTGAACTGGCACCTGAAAAACGACCTCTTCTTGGCCCCTGGTTGGCGGTCATCGCGGCTCATCGAATACTCGGGCGATCTGTCCCTGTCCGTCCATCTTGAATTCCAGAGCACCTAGTCGTCCCAATCAAATTCGGGGCGCTGAGGATTGTGCGATCCCGCGTCCACAAGTTCCCGCACCATATAGACGTTCGCGGTGATTTCATCGAACTTGTCCGCGTTCGGGTTATCAATCAGCCATTGTTCTTCGGTCGGGTTGCCAAGGTTTGGGTTGCGTGACGTGAAGCCATTCAACCGCTCTGCATTAGCCACTGACATGAATGTGCGCTTCAGCTTGATGGCCTTTTCGAGAATCGTGAGCGAAGGGTCCATGAGGACTTCCATCTCGGATTCCTGCCAAGGCTTGTAGTGGTTCGTGGCCGTAGGGAGGCTCAGGGCCTGCTGCTCTTGACGCCACTGGTGCGCAGAGTCCCATGTATTGCCATACCTGCGATCATCCTTGGCAACCCTGCATCTAGTGCAAGTCTTGAGCCGATAGTCGGTGGTGCTGCTCTTCTTGAACCACTTGGCTTCCAGGAGCATGCCGCAGCCCGGGCACGTCCTAGCAAGCAGGGTCCTTGTCCCAACCCTGAATGGCGATGCATTTTTGGTACCCACCTGCCTAGCGACACCCGACTTACGGAGGACTCGCCGGCGGTTGATAATCGAGTTCTTGGAGCGCCCAAGATACTCGGCAACATCAGACGGATCCCGACCCATGCTGTCGAGCACGTATTGGTCCTCGATCTCACTCCAGGCCCCGGGACGCCCGGGAATCCATCCTTTACGCAGGCGAAGTTTAGCGTGCTCCACTGATGCCACCGTGCGCCCAAGCTTCTCCGCTACCGCGCGAGTGGGCAGTGGGCTGTCCATGACAAATCCGTATTCTTCATCGGTCCACGCCCGGCGAGTGTTATTGCTCATGTACTTAAACCTACTGTAAATCCACGCGCTCGTAAAGTGCATTCAAGTATCTATCGAGGAGCCTCATGGGTAAGTTCGACAACCTGAACGACAGCCAACTGCCGGACCTGATCCGGCGGCTTGAAAAGTTGGAACGCGGAACCCCAATGAACAGCTCCGCGATTGGGCGCGGAGGCATAGAGGTCTACCAGAACGGCACCATCAACGTGTCTGACGGCAACCTGATCGTCAACGGAACGGCCACAATCTCCGGCGTCCTCAACGCTGACGGAACGGTCACGCTCTCCGGGACTGTTGCGATTAGCGGCCCGCTCACCATCTCCGGAAACACTGACATTACCGGGGATGTGACCAGTACGGGGACGTTCACGAACAACGGCCCAACGAACCTCAACGGCGCCACGAAAACAACAGGCACGCTTTCCGTTGAAGGTGTCACCACGTTGAAGAACGACCTGAATGTGACCACGGGCGGGAAGATCACGGCGGGCAACACGAGGATTTCCCCGTCAGCTTCTAATGGCGGTGTCGAGTTCATCTCTGGTGGCGGCGTGGGAGGTAGCGGCGGCGTGGTTGCCGTGCGCGGCTCTGGTAACGCCGGCCTCATCACGAACACAACCGCTTCAGTGTTTGCCGGATCCAATTCTGTCGATGTTAGCGGCAGTGATGTGACGATCAACGGCCCGCTGAAGACTCCCGGGCTGACCTCAACGGCGAACGCGGCGAACGTCTACTTCGACCCCACCAGCAAGCAGCTCTATTACAAGCCCTAGGGGCAGAGGTAATGCTTGGCGGCGGCGGCGACGGTCAAGTGATCTAGCGCGAGGTTCACGTCCGCGTACTGCTTCATGATGCCTTCGCGGTATGCGTCTTTGTCCTGGAATACGAGGGACATGCAGGCGCCGTATGCCTCGCCGATAAGTGCGGCGTCGCTGGCTTTCAACGTGGTCAGGACGGGGCGTAACGCGGCGATCATGTCGCTTTGCCCCGTGGCTGCCGGCTTGACGACCGCCACCCGCTCAACCGGTGGGGCTGAGGAAACGCACCCGGTTAGGCCGAGTACGGCCACTAACGCGAGTCCCCCAATTTTCCCCATGCGCCGAGTCTAACGCACCGGAACCCAGATTAAAACCCCCAGCCCAGGGCTGGCCCACGCCCTAGGAGGCACCGATGGCGACCGTAACAGGGACGCTCTACGACATCAGCGGCGGACACCTCGCCGGGAAAAACCCGGAACTCGTCTTCACCCTGAACGACACCGCAGCCACCGGAGGCGGCGTCTACGTCA